GTCTTTGCTTCTCTTTTTTTTGGAAGTCTTTTTCTTTGGAGCCTCTTTCTCTTCATCATCTTCCTTTTCTGGGAGATTTAGGAACTCTTCCAGTATTACCTTTGTTTCTTTATAGGTGGGTATAATCTCTCTCACCATTTTCTC